GAGAAGCAGAAAACACTACGCTTGCTAGGTTTATACGTAATTTAGAGAGTAGAATATACGCACAACTAAGCAGACAGTTAGTTGATAGTTTGTTTGGTGAAACTGCCTCCGATTTTGGTGTTCTTGAATTAGAAGGCAACACTATAGAATATAGAGTAGAAGACGACAAAGTAACATTAATAATTACAGATGAAGAAGGCAACACAACAGAGATTACTGTACCTCTCGGTTCTTTTACTTTCTAGTTGTGCATTAGTTGTAGATCCTTTATATAACGGCATACCGCCAATACGAAGTATTGAATCAGCAGAGGTTGGAGCTTTACTTACCAATTTATCAGATGTTCCAATACCTATAAAAAAACCTGTTGTAGCGGTTTATCCAAACTCTTTTAAAGATGATACAGGTCAACGTAGATCTAACAGTCAATATGCAAGTTTCAGTACTGCAATCACCCAGGCTCCTGATGCCTATCTTATAAGGGCCTTAAAACATTCTAATGTGTTTGATGTAGTAGAGCGTAAAGGGTTAGACAATCTAACTAAAGAACGACAGATTATACGTACTACTAGAGAAAACTTTGATGAAAAACAAAAGGTAAAACCTTTATTGTTTGCTGGTTTACTAATGGAAGGTGGTGTCGTAGGTTACGAAACTAATATTAAATCAGGAGGTGCTGGAGCAAGATATTTAGGTATAGGAGCATCAAAAGAGTATAGACAAGACTCTGTAACTATATCTTTGCGTACAGTATCAGTAAGTACGGGTAAAATATTGCTTGAAGTATTAGTTACAAAGACTATTTTAAGTGCATCTATATCTTCAGATGTGTTCAGATTTTATGCAAATAATACCGAATTAGTTGAAATAGAGAGCGGTATAGTAGAAAATGAGTCTATAAATATTGCTTTACAAATGGCTATCGAGAAGGCTGTTTTACAAACAATAGAGGAAGGATATGAAGCAAACTATTGGAAATATAAAAATAATATTTATAAGCCTAGTTGTGATGATGAGTGTATCTCTGATTTACGGGGCTGATAATGAAATATTTATAGATCAGTCAGGTGCTACATCTAATCTAGATATAGAACAGGTTGGTGGTAGTGGTAACATCATAGGAGGAGCTGACGCTACGGCAGGCAGTATGACCGCTTTAGATATTGACGGTACAACTATGACTTTAGATGTTTTACAAAAAGGTAATACAAATAAATTCTTAGGTGATATATGGGCAGATAACTATACAGGCTACTTCTCATTCATAGGTGACACCAATACATTCAATATGTCTACAGACGAGACTAATGCAACTGGAGCTGATGGTTCTAACGTAAACGTACAGGTTACGGGGAATACTAATACTATGACCTTAAATCATGCTATGGCCGCGTTAGCAGCTAATCTAGATTTAGACTGGACTGTGCAAGGTGGTGGTAATAGCATAACTGCATCAATAGATGTTGATGGTGCTACAAACTATATGAATTTAGACGGTAACGATAATACGGTTACTTATGATGGTGATGGATATGCAGGCGGATATTTTCATCTTACGCATGTAGGAGGAAGCAGAACCTTTAATATAGATCAGGAGTCTACATCAGATAATGACTGGCTTAAAATTACATCTAATGGCTCTAGCGGTACTGTCTGTGTTACTCAGTCAGACGCAACTACTTCATTCGTCTGTTGAAATAGGATCTATTTCAGAAGTTAGAGGCAACGCACAAGTTCTAAGAGATAAGGCTTACGGAGCTGAATTACAGTTTGATATACAACAAATGGATGATGTCCGTACAGAAGCGGGCAGAGTTGCTATAACCTTTGAAGACGATTCTACAGTCAAACTAACAGAACATTCTAAGCTGGTTATAGACGAATATATCTATGACCCAGACCCTTCTAAGTCAAAGATGGCCTTAAAGTTTGCTAGTGGTACAGCAAGATTTATTACTGGTAAGTTTAATAATAAAAGTAACATATCTATTAAGACTCCTACCGCTGATATAGCAATTAGAGGTACTGATTTTACTTGTACTGTAGACGAGTTAGGAAGATCTCTTGTCATACTATTGCCAGATGAAAACGGTATATCTAGTGGTGAAATATTAGTATCTACAGCTATGGGTAGTGTGACCTTAAACAAACCGTACCAAGCAACTACTGTATCTGTATATGAGAACAATCCTACTAAGCCTGTAACATTAGATATATCACTAGATCTAATTGACAACATGTTGATTGTAAATCCCCCACAAGAAACAGAACAACAGTCAGAAGAAACACAATCAAAAACAACGGTAGACTATTTAGAGTTTGATGATTTAGATATAGATTTTCTTGCCGAAGACTTTCTTGATGCAGAAGCTGATCTAGAGTTTACTGAACTAGATATAAATTATTTAGATGTAAACTTCTTAGAAGACTTACTTAACGTGCTAGATGCACTAGCTGTATCCAAAGAGGAAGATCAGCTCAAACAAGGGGGTGTAGGTATTCGTATTGCAGGAACCGAAATAGGTCAGGACAAAAACACGCAGATAACTACTATAGTATCTGGACAAAACATAAGTATGATCAGGTCTGTCAATCAAAGTGCAAGACTGTCATTAGATGGTTCGCAAAGCTATACTATTATATTAATCCAAGATGGAGTATCTAATACAGTAAAAGTAAATGGAGGCTCGTCTACTACTATAACTATTAAGCAAGGATCTGAATGAAAAAAATTTTTATATTTTTAAGTTTATTTATAGCACTTGGATCTGTTTATTATTTTCAACCAGTCGCTTACGAAATATTAAAATTAAAAACTTTTGATAGTTTTGTTGTAGATAAAGAAGAATCAGATAATTTTGTTATTTTAAATATAACAGAAAAAGATATAGCTAATGAGGGTGGTTATCCTTTATCTAGACAAACATTAGCTCAAATACATATTAATTTGCTAAGACAAGGTGCTATGGGTGTAGGTTGGGTTATGGCTTTTCCACAACCTGATAGGTTTGGTGGTGACTTTGATTTTACTGAAGCTTTGCGGTTTTCTCCAAGTGTTTTAGCTATGTTTGAAGGCAAAGGTGAATATCCTCCTACATCCGGTACTGTTATTTTAGGACCAGAAAATACTGGTGGCATGATGTCTACAGGTGTAATACAAAATATAGATGTTTTAAAATACAACGCTAGTCAAGGTATAGCAGTTGCCCGTACTGATGTAGATAACTTGGTACGTAGACTGCCTTTACTTATGCGTACTCCTGATGGATGGGTGTCTTCATACGGAACAGAGGTTCTTAAAGTTTTAGCTGGAGCTGATACATATGTAATCAAAACAAATGATAATGGCTTGGAAGAACTAAGAGTTAGAGGATTGCCGGCAGTACCTGTAGATTCTTTAGGCCGTAAATGGATTAGTTGGGTTAATACACCACAAACTAATCTCGCTGAAATGGATGTAGAAAATAAATTTGTTTTTGTTGGATTTACTGCAAAAGGTATATCTCCACAAATAGCCACACCTGTTGGTTTATTAGAACCACACAAAATACAAGCTGCACTTGCAGAATCTATTTTGATACAAGATAGCCCGTTCATCCCTGATTATGCGTTAGCATTAGAAATATTAATATTTTTATTCTCAGCTGTATTTGTTTGGCTTGTTTTAAACGTTTTTGGTATTACGTGGGGGGTATCATTCTTTGCCTTAGTGTTTGTATCCACAGCCTTTTACGGCGTATTTACAATACAAAAAGGTATTTTGATAGATGTCACTTGGGCTTTGGTGTCACAATTCATTACAGCTACAGTAGCTTTCTATATACGTTTTAGAGAACAATACAAGTTAAGACAGCAAATTAAAAAACAGTTTGAACATTACTTAGATCCTAGACAAGTAAAGGCTCTGCAATCTGATCCGAGTCTACTAAAGTTGGGTGGTGAAAAGAAAAGATGCACATTTTTATTCACAGACGTGCGGGGTTTTACAGCTATGAGTGAAACTATGGACCCTGAAAGCGTAATTAAAATTATGAATGAGGCTTTAACTATACAATCTGAAACAGTAAAAAGATATGACGGTATGATAGACAAGTACATAGGGGACGCCATGTTTGCCATATTTAATGCTCCTTTAGACTTGGAAAATCACGAAGAAGCAGCTGTATTATGTGCTAAAGAAATACAAGATCAATTTAAACT